CGGCCAACCGCAAAGATCTGGCTCGCGACGAATCACCGACCGATCATCCAGGGGACGGACGACGCTATATGGCGCCGTATCTGGCTGATCCCATTCACGGTCGCGATCGCGGAAGAGAAACGCGATCCGGATATTGTCGCTAAGCTGCTCCTGGCGCTGCCGGGGATCCTGAACTGGGGGCTGGAGGGTCTCTGGAAATACCGGCAGGCCGGGCGGCTGATTCAGCCGGAGAAGGTCCGGGTCGCTACCGATGAGTACCGGCAGGATTCGGATATCCTGAAGGATTTCATGGAATTGATGTGCCTAATGAACGGCGAGATCAAGCGGAGCGATCTGTATCACGCCTATTCGGACTGGTGCGATGCCAATCACGAGAAGGCCGTGGGGTCGAAGAAGTTCGCGACCATGATCCGGGAACGCGGGATCGGGGAGCGGCGCGATGTGCACAACCGTTACTGGACCGGTATTTCACTGAAAGGTTTCTGGGGTGGAAAATGACGGAAGAACTGATGAAAATTATCGAGGCCGTGGTCTCGTTCTGGGAAGCGGATACCGGGTTCGTGTTTGTCCAGGCATATCCCCTGGACTGGAGCCCGATGGTCCTCTACGCTGAGTGGACCGCGATCCGGAAGAGGACGCCCGAGATGTTCAACGGGTATTCATCCAGCCATGAGGCGGTTGGACCGCTGCGGGAACTGCTGCGCAATATCGAGCAGGTCCATGGTGTGGTCATCGATCACATCTACGCGAAGAGAGAGGAGGGCCATATCTCTGTCCTCTGGCACCTGCCAGAAACGCGGGTGCGGAAATTCGGATGGGCGCCGGTGGCTTCGGCTGCCGTTCCTGTCCAGGTTCAAACTACTGAAAAAGGAGTTGCTTAACCATGGGAAAATTTTGGAATGCAAGGACGAAGGCGATATTCAGATGCCACCCGGTGCAGTGCACCGCAATGATCGCAGGATATGTGATCTGGTACGTAGTGTTCGCCGTCTTGACTGTACCGCTCGGAGGATTTCTTATCATCGTTGGGAAAGAGGGCGATTGGGTCCGGTGGTGGCTGCCATGAACATTGTGAAGAAGACGCCAACGATTTCTGATATAATTTCATCGATCAGGTCCACTGCGAAAGATTGCAGAAATGAAATGGATAATGTCGATATCGCGGCAGAAGCTCAAGACGCAGGAAGTGGTGTTTATGGTTGCCTCGATGATATCGAAAGTTATCTTCAGGATCTCGAAGCAAAGATTGCCGGACTCAAAGAGGCGCTCTGATGCACCGTATTGTCTCCATCAAGGATGCATGGAATCTCGACACCGAGATCTGCGTGTCGTGCCAGTTCTCCCGGTCCTGCTCGCTGCGATCGCGGCGGGTCAGGTTCCCGGAGAAGTTCCTGGGGTGTAGCATGGTCAAGAAATACCTGCAGCAGCAGGGGATCACGATCGATAGGTCGCTATCGAAGTGCCCGTATGGGGGTGCGTGATGATCTGCCCTGACTGTGGACGGGAAATGCAGATTGGTACCGCTCATGACAACAGCTGGCGCTATCAGTACGAGTGTCCGGGATGCGGAAAGATCATTGGGGTGCCCTGATGGCGTCACAAATTATCACTCCGGAAAACTTGAAACAAACGATTGATGCGTTTGTTAAGAAGGAAGGTACAAAAGCCTTCATCCTCTCTACAGAGAAGCACGGAGACGCTCTTGCCCCCTCGAAGAAACTGAATCTCTTCCGGATTCCGGTTGCGGTTCACGGGGATTTCCTCAAGATCCCGAATATGGGACTCATAAAAATGATGCACGGGTTGTACCTGATCCCTGTCAAAGATATTGAGGACCTTTCTGATATCGCCCGGGAAGCGTATGAACAAAACACCCTGAAAGATCCCATTCCCGCAACACAAGAAATCCCCGACATCAACCTGCTGCTGCATGTCCGGGTCATGATGGGCGACATGATCACCATCCGGAAAGATGGTACGGTCCTGCACAACGACAAGGTGCAGACCGAGAAGCAGATGGAGCTGATGTGAATGGCGAGATCTTTCGCACCCAACGGGAGACGCGGTAGGATACTGTCCTATCTCCAACGAAACCCATGCAAAGATCTCACCGCAGTCGACATTGCAAGAGAGGTCGATTATCCCGCTCGGGAGATCGGGCAGTTGCTCAGTAAGGATATTGAGGGGGTCGTCGTAACCCGTGCAAAGGGTTATCACAATCTATATCGGTTTGATCCTCCGACGGCGGTGCTTTGATGCCCGTAAAAATCGAGTGCGGCTGTAGTGGGTTTCATGTTTTGAGCTCGGAGGGCCGCAGCAAGACACCCGTAGATCACCACTATTGGCGATATTCAGACAAGGGGAAACAACACCGTGATGGAAAGGTTGCGGGCTGCCCCCTCTGTGAAATGATGAAAGGAGAGCGGTCCTGATGGCACAAAACCATGCAACACCAGAGGCCGTGATACGGGCGATTGAGGAAGCGTTATGTTCCAGGTGTCTATGCAGTGTCCGGGAGAAGTGCCGAGCTCAGAAAGAAGGTGCCAGGAACGCCTCTATGATTGTCTGCATCCTCCAGGGCCCTTTCGATTATTGTGACGATGATTTTTTCACAGAGGTTCCTATTCCAGGAGATCCCCGATTCAAACGCAGGGAGGTGGCGTGATGCTCGAAAGAACATATTGGAAATGCCCGTCATGCGGTCAAACTTTCGGGCACACGGGTAAGAAAGATAAATTTGAATATTTAGGGCGTGCGGCCCGGGGATTATTCGGGCATCCTCGCGGTCCTTATTGCACGTTCTGTCGGTCGAAAAAGAAGAAGCAACGGATCTACAACCTCCCACAAACCCCGGCGGTGGCGTGATGGTCGCAATCCCTTACACTGATGAACAGTGGGCAAAAATCGAGCGGGAATATGAACAAGTGACTGGAGATCTGGGTGCAAGGTACCGTGGCGGGAAGAGGCACCCGGTCCGGGTTGTTGCTGCGTGGTGGGCGGGATATTCCGGATCGCGTGTCAGAACATCGGGGATGATGTGATGGGCTGCGCTCCAGGAAAGGATTGCGAGCACTGCGGAGATTGCGGTCCGCTCGTATCATTTAGCATCCAGAGAGCTCCCGGCACGTGCTGCCCGGAACCGAGTTGCGACACCCAGGTTGCACCGGTGAAGTGCGAGATGTGCGGTGCCACTTGTCCCTGTGCTGCATGGGAAGCAAGCCACAAGGACCGGGTCGTTGTCGATGGGAAGTACACGACCGAAGATGAGCTCAAACTCGCTAGCCTGTACATGAATCGTTTGGCACTGTCAGGGCTCAAGGGAGCCGATATGATCCGGTGGGCACGCAAAGAGCTCGCGGATCCCAATGGGAGGCGGCCGCTGTGAGTAGAGAAGTAAGAATGGTACCGGCAAACTGGCAACATCCCCTAAGGGCAAATGGGCAGTATAAGCCCCTTTTTGATGAGCCGTATTCGCGTGCAGTTCAACAGTGGGACGAAGGAAAAGAGCAGTGGGAACGGGGTTTCAGGCTGGATTGGTCTAAAGAAGAGCGGGTATTTATCCCGAAATTCCCGGACGATGACGGAACATATGAGGATCTTGAAGGTGAGCGACCGGTACCAGAAAAATACATGCCGGAGTGGCCCGAATCGGATCGCACTCACTACCAGATGTACGAGACTACCTCAGAAGGTACTCCAATCTCGCCAGTAATAGCGACCCCAGAAGATCTAGCCCGCTGGCTTGCTGATAACAAAGCCAGTGCATTCGGTGCCCAGACTGCAACCTATCAGCAGTGGCTCTGTACGATCAAACAGGGATCGGCACCCTCGATGATATTTTCAGATGGAAAACTTCGATCCGGTGTCGAAGCGTGTTGTAAAAAGGAGGTATCATGACCGTTATCAAAGTACCGAAAATCGATGGCGCAAAAGTGATGGAGTTCGTCGTCTATCCTAACGGGGACCTCCAGAAATTGACAGTTGAAACCGATCAGGACTCTTTCACAATCCACGATGACGTGAAGCTCGCGAGCACATTTGTCGAAATCACCGTGAAGAAAGTATCCAAATCGCCGATGGGGAATGATGCCCTATGAGCGTCGGAAGGAAATGGGTCTACTGGCACCGGATAATCTGGGCAGACAACGAGTGTGAGGAGGGTGCTCAACTGAAAGTCGGGGAACTCCTCGGTCCCAATCATAAGGACAAACAATGCGCACGGCTGGTCCGGAAAGAATCGACAAAATCCATTGATCTTGTCGATTACGTGAAGCTCCAGTATCTCGGTCGCATGCTGCGGACCGCAACCGCTGAAGAGATTGTTGCAATGGGAGTCTCGGAGGAATGGTGGCCGGAAAAACCAAGGGCGGGTTTTCTATGAACTACCAGAAGACCGCTGCGGACCTCCTCCTCCGCACCAGGGGCAAGACTTGGGACACCGCAGAGCCCGGTGATGGAGAGTTCGCCCGCGTGCACGTGCACGGCAGCGATCGCGAGTGCTACGTCAAGCTCGCGGACCTGGACGGGCGGCGGGACCGGATCAACCTCTACGAGAAATTGGGAGGATCATCATGAACGATTGCCCGGATTCGGTCAAGAAGTTCCAAGGCTTCGAGGAGAATATGAAGCGGCTGTACGGCGAGATCGACCGGATGGTCTATGCTGCAGAGCAAGCGTGCCCCAAAACCATTGAGGAACGATATCAGTGCAAAGAACAGGGTTGCACGTTCCTCCATGCAGACCACCTCATTCCGTGTCAGGTTGTATTTTTACGCGGGACTATTGGTGATCACGTTGAGCAGCACGACCCGACGGGGGCGCAACAGTGAAACCTGCAACGGTGTGCAACGAAAAGCACTGCGGGTCCTGTGGACACAAGGGGCTGCGGAAATGGTTCAAGGAGTCCTGCCCCCGCGTCAATGAACTCCTGTTTCGTGGCGGTGACCTGTCCGCCACAACGATCCTCGAGGACACAAAAGCGAACGGCTGCCAGCACCACTGCCCGAAGGGGGTGAAGACGTGAAAGGCACAATCAAAGAACTCCTCGAATGGCGGAAAGAGGAGGCCAAGAAACGAGCTCTTGAAAAGAACTCGATCCGACACGTCCTTCTCGCGCTGAAAATTATTCGGGCAAATTTTCCACAACCCGTAGGTGAGACGCAATGAGGCCTGAGGAGATCGACGCGGTGCATATTCGTGTCACCGAAGTGATGCGGCGCGAGTACGAATCACTGACCCCGGCCCGGGAGAAAATGGAGAAGACCGTCGCCGCTGCGAAAAAGGAGTATGCCTTGGCTGAACGGAAATACAAGGAAGATCTGAAGAAAGCGAGTCTCAAGCCCGCCAAAGAGCCGCAGTGCGCCCGCTGCCAGTTCATGGAGTTTATCTTCCAGGGCAAAACCCAGAAAGAGCGGAACAATATAGCGGGGCTCATCCATGATGCCGTCGAGAAATTCGGGTGCGACGCATTCGTGCGGAGGGCTGATCTGCCATGATATTCGACGCAAACGGGGTCCCGATCCGGGCGGGCCTGTGCCTCGACTGTTCAACCCGGTTAGTATGGTGGAATGGCAGACTCCGGTGCAACGCGAAGGATGTAAATTTAAAACAGTTCCCAATCAAGTCGTGTAACGGCAGACATCCACTTAACCCAGGACAAAAATCACGCCCCATCCTAGTGGTCCATCCAGATACCGATGCGTGCTATGGGAATTATAACAAGGATTCGGACCGGTGCTTCATCTGTTCCCGGGCAGATGGTGCCTGCATCTACGAGACGAAACAGCGGAGCAGAAAGGCGGGTGCAGCATCATGACCTCCGACCCATGCCAGTTCTGCGACCAATCCGCGACCAGCGAAAGGGCGATGAGGGGGCACCTCCGCAAAATCCACCCGGAAAAAATACGGAGCAAGAGCGCCGTATTCGCAAAATGTGAAATCAATATGACGGAGCGCCCATGACCCACCGGATCGCGTATCTCAAGCTCGGCCGGCACACCTACACCAAGACAGAAGTATCCCTCGATCGCAGCATGACCGAAATCAAGAAGATGCTGCTGCAGGCCGGATGTTCACGCATCGGTACCCAGGAGGATCTCCGGGTCAAGGTCCCGCTACACACGCTTATCTTCGAGAAAGACGGGCTGCCATTCATGATCGAATTCCCGGTCATCTACGAGCGGCTGCGCAGCGGCCCGGACAAGCTCCGCATGGACCTGTCCGGCCGGATCATCAGGGATCGGGTCAAGGTCCTCCTTATGGAAGTCGAGATCGGGGCGTCGCCATTCACAGCAGCAATGGCGCAGTTCGTAGCGATCGCGGACCGCTCGACCGGGAACCCGGTGCAGATGGAGAACTACATGCTGGAGCACCAGGGCGAGATCCCATCAGGGACCCTGTTCCTGCCCGGTGGAAGTAGTCGATGAAGAGGTAAAACCATGGATGTTATTGATCCTAAAAAACTTGAAGATATGACCATTGAAATACCGGAAGATTGTAAAAAATCTGGAAATTATATTTTGTATCACGATCAGGTAATCGCCGTGGTTCACCCAGATAAACCTGGACATATGATAATCGCCGGTGGGAAAGACTGGAATAGGTCGTGTTAATCCCCGCACGGGAAAAAAGGTGAAAACCATCCATGAGGCTAAATGGTTGTCCCGTGCAGGGGAACACCCTCCCGGCGGATCGACCCGCATCACCACGCTGTTCCAGCTCTTGGTCCCATCCAGTGGGCGGGGGGCAAAAATATTGGGTGACTTGGTTAGATCCAGCCTTTTGATGCTGCGAGAGTGATTATCAGGGAGCCTATACCAATGATGGCACCCTGCGATCCGCGTTTCAAGTCGTACGCGACCGCTGCTGCTGCTTCGTAGTACTGCGCCTCATCCTGCCAGAGTACCGGGCACTTCGGGAGATTGTCCCAGGTGCTGATACGCAGGCCCGCCATGAACCCCCGGACGGTGATGTGCCACTCGCGGGATGTGCTGCAAAAGCCATCGTACAGGACCCGTCCCCGCAGCGACGCGATCGGGAACCAATCGGGGAGGACAAAATTTTCAGCGTGTTCGGCTTCGGTATCGTACTGGTCAAAATCCACACCCTCGACATCGGTATTTTTACTGGCAGAAAGTGGGAATCCCCTGATACCGAATCCCACGTGCGTGATCGTTACACCGAGAAGGGTTTCGGGCATAGTGAGATCCTCACTCACCGGCTTTGACACCGGTGAACTTCAGACCGAAGTTCTGCTGGGTGAATACCACGGGGGTCTCTGCCTTCCCGTCATTCAGGCCGAAGTCCTTGGTCGTTTCTGCCCCGGTGATGATCGACAGGATATGGTCTCCGGGAGTCCGGTATTTCTGCGGGATCCAGAACGAGATCGGGATCTTCTCACCGATTGTCCGTGCCTTGTAGTTCTGCATCGCGTTGTCTTTCAGGGGTTCGTTGTCCATGAAGATGGAATAGAAACCGCTGCCGGTCACGAGCACCTGGAGATCTGCGTACAGCTCAGGCACCTGGTTGACATCGCAGAAGAATGACGGACCGGGAATATGAGCGGCTGCTGAATCTCCGTAGATACCGAGAATTGTGACCTTGGCGTCCGGAAGCCTGCCTTCAGTAGTTTTCACGGGCTCGGTCGTGACTGGTGTCGGTAATGCTGCGATCGGGGCTGCCGCTGCCGGTGTTGCCGCTGCGGGCGCGGTTGTGGTCGTTGCAGTCGCTGTCGTTGCGGCTTTCTTCCCAGTGAAGTACCCAATGATCGCGGTAATTGCTGGCACCACGATCAGTTCGATGAGTTCAAGTATTTCCATGAGTCCCCGTGGCTTCGGGCGGGTTATAAAAAAAAGTCGAAAAAGGGATTATGCAAACTCCTCGATAATGATTATTCCCGGCTTGCCCGCAGAACCATTTGCTCGTTGGGATACGGTGCCGATTCCCCCGCACCCGTATTCACCCTCGCCAAAAACCGCAGTAGCACGGTAGCCATGGAACACCCGCATTGATTTTGTATAATTAAAATCCCCATTGACCCCCACAGCGCTTGTCCTATCAGTATAAAGGATCGTGTTGGAATCTGCTGCTGCCCCGCACACTCCCTTGGACCCTTTATACGTCGTCGCCCCGATTATGAGCGTCGTATCTGTCCCATCGGTCCCGGGTTGAGAGACCGTGTCCTGCCCCACGTTGAACACTCCCCCCGTCCCAGCGGCTCCCACAACGTACGCATACGGTGTCGATGGGTTGCATGCGACTATTTTCTCGCAATATCCCCCGGCTTGTCCCGGGAAAACATAATATGAACTTGGCCCCATCGAACTGTAAGTGCCCCCACCCCCCCCAATGAGAGTTATGCGTAAGGTGTGGGTTTTTGCATCGGTGGTAAAATTCCCCGATTCGCTGGTTAATATGGTCCTCCTGATATACGCCCCCGTTAGGGGTTTTGCATCCACAGCGGCTTTCGTAAATGCCGTTGTTGCGATCTGGGTCGTGTTCGTCCCCGGTTCAGCGGTTGGTGCAGTTGGCTCTCCAGTAAGTACTGGCGATGCACGGGGAGCTTTCGCTGCCACCTCAGTGTCGATCGTGTCGAAATTCTCGTTGATCTCATCGTCCCATCCTTCTTCGTCGAAAAGCGGCTTGTAGAGATCCAAGTTCGGCGTGCGTGTCCCGACCATCTACGCCACCACCCGGGCCGAAAAGAAGGGCTTCATCTCGAAAATTGCACCGGTACTTGCACCGATTATTACCGGGGATCTCACTTCCCTGCAGAGGATCACGCCATTGGAATGAGCGTTCACGATCACAAACTCGGTAATCGGAGTGTCGACTGAAACGGTCCCCTGCGGCACCGTCAGCGAGCAGGTAAGATTCGCACCATTGCGGGTGAGGACGAACGGTGCACGGAATATCTCTGCTTCAAGAGCAGCATCGGCATTCGTTGGTTTTGTCGTACCGGTACCAATACCCATCTCAGTGAACGGCAATGCACCAGCCACACCGAAAGCATTTTTTGCCACCTCTGCCTGCCCGAGCAGCGTGTACGCAAATCCTGGTCCTATTGTCATGCAGGAAGAGTCCCAAAAAAAGGAGATAAAGAAAAGTCGAAAATCAGGGAATCGGGGTCACGACTGTTTCATCGTGATCGATTGCTATACCGTCGCCACCCCACGGGCTGGACCCCCATTTCTGCCGGCCCCAACCGGGAGGTGATGACGCTGGCAGGATCATCGTGCCGGACTCGTACCCGATCTCGATCTCTGCGATGAGGTGCAGGTCCAACTCGACACCGGTCTCTGTCAGGACAAAGGTCGTTTCATCGGCCAGGAACAGAATCGCTACGGCTTTCGCTTTCTCGATCGCTTCGTATAGTGCCGGCAACGATATCGGCCCAGTGGGAGGGGTGTAGAACACGATCTTGAATTGCCCGACTTTGTATGATCCACCCCACGGACTGTTGCCCCATTTCTGATGGCCCCATCCGCTTCCGGTTCCCTGGGCATTCGGGTTCTCCAGCACCTCGAACTCATCAGTCGTGTAGCCGGTCAAATAGCAGATGATCGCTTCGAGATCCGCTTTCGTCCCGCTCGAACTTTGCAGCCACCGGAGAATACCGGCCCGCGATCGGAAATCCTCATCGGATTCTCCTAGCAACCGGGCGATACCGATCAGGTCCACCACGCGATCGAGCTGGATCCCGGTGGCCTGGGTGAGCTGGTGGGCAGTCTGGACCTGCAGGGTGGCAGCCACGAGTTCGTCAATTTCATCGGAGATGACGGAAATGAACTTTGCGAGGTTCGAGCCGGGGACTTTCGAGAATGCGCTGGAAAGCCGGTTCTGGATATCTGCTGTCCGGGCCATCACACCACCGTGATCGAATGCGTACCGTTTGTCGCGATCGAGTTGTCCGGAACAGCCAGGGACTCTCCGAGAGCATCGAGCGTGGTCGTGCCATCGGTAGCGGTCAGGGCATTTACGTTTTCGACGCCGTCAACGTTGGCGATCGCCCGGATGATATCAGAGTATGCAACATCTTCGGAGATTGCAAGGTTGCCGAAGAACGATACCAGGGCTGCCTGGATGTTGGCGGTGACTTCTTCCGTGGTGATGGTCGATACTTTCAGCACGGTCACGGTCACTGCGACCGGTACGGGGTCCGGCCGGGCAAGGCTGGCGATGATCCCGCACGGCCGTGTGGCTGCGATCACTGTGTTGAGATCCCCGTCACTTCCACCGAGCACGTAGCAGGTCACGGTGTGATTGGTGGTGTTTTCAGTGATGAGCACGTCCACAACTCCCTCAACTGCAGAGAGTGCCTGCTCCATTGCGATCATAGTGGCTTTGGCAGCAGTGGTCGGGACCCGTGTCCGGTACCGGAGCATCGCGTCAGCCTCTGCATCCGTGCCGTCAACCATAGCAGTTGTATTCGTTACCGTCTCGATCCCCGCGATCGGGTCGATCATGTGGTTGATGATTCCCGTTGTGACGTTCCCGATCGTCCCGGGCGTGACGCACTCTGCCGGGATATCCACATGGTACTGGCCCGCGACCAGGATGCCCTCTTCGGTTGTCTGGTATACCGGGGACCCGTCAGCGTTTGCAATCCGGGATCCTGCCGGGATCGTAAATGAGATCTCCGATACTGTGGTCCGGGAGAACCTGACCGTCCCCTTCGCGTTCGTTGCCGGTTTCCGGACAACTCCCTGGACTACTGCGATCGCGTCCAGGTTGGTTTTCCGGGACGTGTTCAGGTAGCCGGCGTCATACACGGATTCCAGGACCTGCCAGTACTCAGCAAGTTCGTACGCCATGCTCTGCAGCAGTTGGCCGGCAAGGGTCGTATCCGACAGGTCAATGTCATCGCCGTATACTTCTCGGACCCGTGCTTCGATCGAGGACGTGATCGCTGAATATGGCTTGACCACAAATCCCGCATCGGTGACACCGTAGCTCACAGGGTTTCCTCCAGGAAGATCTGGTCACCGGTTGCCAGGGTGCCGGAGATCGCAACGACGAGATGGCGATTGTCATCGAACGTGCACTGGACCGGGTCCAGGGATTTCCACCCGGCATACGATGCCAGGGCATTCTGGATCTCGTTCTTTGCGATCATCAGGTTGCGCTCGGACTCGATGATCGCGACGTGGTCCGTGCCGAACCCGGTATTGAACGGGAGAGAGCCTTTCAACGAGCGCAGGATCACGGCGATGTCCTGCATGGCCTTCTCGGTGCCGGAGATGACTGCAATGCGCTTTTTGTCGTCAAGGACCAGATCCCCCGCCGGATTGACTTTGAGGGCGATTGTCATGCGGGAGAATCGAAGGGCTGGATAAAAAAGGAAGGTCACTCGGTGACCGTGACAAAATCCTGCTGGATGGATTGTGCACCGAGCAGTGCATGGCAGCCGTCCGATCCGGCATCCCCCGCCCGGACGATTGGGATCCCTCCAATCTGGACGAACGAATCACTGTTATGTCCGGCATTGCCACCGCAGCCGTCCGGTCCGGTATATGCCTGGCCTTTCAGAATAACGGCTTTCCCGGCAATGGTGACGAAATCGTTCAGGGTGTTGTGGATCATTCCGGTACCTCCTCCCAGGTGCGGAGGAGGGCAATCGGTCCAGATCTCGGTATCTCCATCGACAATGACATTGCGCCCGGTCATACCATCTTCACCAGTTTGATATTCGATGCGGTGATCTCGACATCACCGTTCTCCTTGAACCGGATTGAGGACCCGCTCTTGTGGCTGATCAGGATCTCCCCGGCAACAACAGCCGGCACCGTGTCGCTCTCGGTGTGGATCCCGGACAAGATGACCGCGTGGTTGAGGTTGTGCTGCACGAGTTCATTGACCGTGATGATATCCCGGTTCCGCAGCTGCTTCTGGATCTCGTATTTGCTGAACCCGACCGTGACGATATCCCCCACGGTAGGCGCGATGTGGAGGGCGCCGGTGCCGAATGCCTGCAGCGCGATCGGGACGTTCACGAGCTCGATCTCGTTGTCCTGGATCTTGTGCTTGAGCCGGACGCTCACGCGCCACGTGGCGAGGTTGACCTTCGTGATCCTGCCCAGGGCAAGGGTGTTGACTTTCTCGATACGTGAGGCGATCAGGCCCGTGATTTTCTCGGATATGCTCACAGGGGTTTCACCTTCATTTCCGTGCCGAAATCCGATGCATCGCTGGTGTGCGTGTACTCGACGACCTTGTATGATCCCGAAGCGCCTGCAGAGCGCGATTGCAGCTCGACCAGGGCGTCAGTAGTCACGCGCCATGTCAGGATCGAGGTGATGGATCGGGTATATGTCCCGTCATCCGGCTGTTCCGGGACGGTCTCGGAAAGGCCGGTCTCTGATGAGAGGACAATTTTCTCTGCAGAGGGATTGAAAAAATCCACGGTGACAAAATACCCAGCGCCCACCTCGACATAGAACTTCGCATCCTTGCGTTTCTTGTCGCTGCCGTTGATCTTTTTCTGACAGTACTGGAGATCTGCGATGGCGCTCGTGTCGGAGGTGTACGCATCATCGAGCACGATACCCTGGTCGTCGATCTTGCGGGCCGGGATATCCGACGCGGCGAATGCAGCAGCAATAATCGCTGATAGTGCCGTCTTTTTCGGGTAGTTCACCGAAGGCACTCCCGTGGCATATACCTGGTTGATGGCGGTGATCTTTGTGCGGATATCTCCCTGGTCGCGCTCATCGTAGCATAATTTCACGACCCCGGTGAAAATCTCGCCACAATCACCCATGTGGCCGGACTTCAGCCGGATGCTCTGCCCGGCCTTAATTGCCGCTTTCGTTGCAGCTGCAAGGTTGTATACCGATATCTCCGCAGTATTAGCATCGCTGGAATTGCTCCCTTTGATCACGAATTCGATATCCAGCTGATCTGTGGTGATGAGACGGTTCCCCACCTTCAGTTCCGTGTACCGGTTCCACAGATCAGTCATAAATAATCCAGACCTCGCAGGTCGATGCGGTTATCGTGTATGGGAAGACCTGGAAAAGGTCGACGCAGGTAACCGGGTCGCGAGCCGCGATCGGGGTCACCGGCTCGATCCGGGAGTTCAGCACAATGGCGCCGTCTAAATCCCTGACAATCTGCAGGACCGCGAAACCATCATCCTCCGGGTTCCAGCGATGGTATACCGTGTACGTGATACCATTAATCTGGACCTGCTGCTGCTGCGGATATCCGATATCCTGATCGAAAGGCAGGACTATCATATCCCCTGCCTCCTGGTATTCATGGCAGCCACGAGTCCCTGGACCTGGTTGGATGCAACGACTGGGATGATCTTATCGGTATATTCTTTTGCGGTCTCTTCCTTGGTTTTTTCCGGAACGAACGTGAACGCCTTCACGCTCGTAATTTTCAGCGCTCCGCTGCCCGGGAAAAGTTCTGGTTCTGTCGCTGCACCCAAGCTCTCCTGGACAACCGTACTCGTTTTGATGGTTTCGGACTTCCCGATCCGGATCTGCTGGACCGTGATATTCGCGGTCGTGGTCTCTGACGAGTCCTGCCCTTTCAGGTCAGAAAGTTTCTGCAGGACCATGTTGTCGAATGCGCCACGGTAGGTGACAAGCGAGAAGGGCATCTTCTTTTTGTACAGGTCTTCGAGCAACTCGTATTCGCTGTTGACGTCAAAGAGCTCGATCACGTAATCTATCGTGACCGGATTCTCAACGATATTATCGGCGATCTCGCTCTGGTCTTCGATCCGCCGCTTGCTGATCGTTGCCTCCAGGTTAATCCCGGTGGATTTAATCGCCTTGAACTCCTGACCCCCGATCAGGATCCTAGTGCTCGATCCGGTGGTCCCTGCTGCCCGGTCCTGCTCGTTGTGCGAGATTCCTGATTCGTAGACCCAGCGAAGGCGGCCGGAGTCGTCGCGTACCCATGTCATCCTTAAGAGGCCCCCGTAAGTTCGCGCTCAATATCCCGCTGTGTCTGTTTCGAGGCCTGTTTTGTTGCTCGATGGAAGAGACTGTTGACCTGCTTTTCGTCAAGATTTTGGGTATAGATATCCCCGACTTTCACGTCATACCGCACGTCACCGGTCCGTACGGTCCGCGTATTCGAGCTTGCAATAATCCGCTCTGCAGTAGGCATAAGGACCGGGGCGGCTGCGTTGGCGATCTGGGCACTGTTGATAGCCATGCCGAGTGGGGTGAACCCCATGGCGAGACCCGTGATCCGGAACAGCGGGTGATTGGTCACGGAAGACCAGGCGCTGTTCACGGCATCGGGGATCTTGGTGATCCATTCCCAGAGGACCTTAAGTCCGAAGATGAGGCCGTCGAACCGCTCTTTCAGGAACGGGACCTCTTTTCCCAGCCACCCGATGAACCGCCCGAGCTGGGAGTTTTCCCATCCCTTGTCGCTGATATCCCATGCGAGCAGCAGCACACCGGTAAACGCGCCAACGACTGCGATTAGTGGCAGCCATGGTGCAAGGAATGCCCAGCTGGCAGCAGCTCCCCCGTACAGGGTTGCGGTCAGGCCGGTCGTTGTTGGGATAAGCATGACCTGCATTGCACCCCATAACGTACCGGCGCCGGTCGCCTCAAGCATGTTTTTCTTGAGCATCATGAACGATGCCGCAGAGATCAGTGTTGCCGAACCGAGCAGCAACACCCCCGTCGCCAGAATTCCAACTATCCCCAGGGCACCCTTGACCGGTCCCGGGAGAATACGTAGGCCGTCGATGAACAGGTTCGTCGCTTTCACTACCGATACAATGACCGGCAGTGCACCTGCTGTAATCTCGCGCTGCAGTTCCGCCCAGGACACGTTACTCTTTTGCAGCTGCTCGTTAAGGGATTCCTGCGTGAGATCGACCCGCTTGATAATATCGTCCTGGTGGAGGAGGACCTCGTTGACGAACGCAATTTTCTGCTGCTCCATGGTGAGCTTGTCAGCGCTGACACCGATGGTCTGTGCGTATTTCTTATTGGCTGCGTCAACGTCGATTATGATACCCAGGTTATCGAGCCAGAGCTTTGACTGCCGGGCAGTACCGACCATGAGCGAATTGTAGTAGTAGCTGACATCCCCACCAAGCTGGCGGGCGGCGGCCCGCGCCATCTTGGCCATGGGGGTGATTGCGTCCTTGTCAATCCCCAGCAACATTGCCAGGTTCGCCTTGTGGATGAGCTCGGTCTCATTGACCACGCCTCCTGATGCGGTCCGGAGGTCGTCGAGCATTTTATTCGTATTATCCCCCATGTTTTTCCGGAACGTGACCATCGCATCGTTGTACTGGGCGATGTCCTTCGTCCCTTGCTGGTAGTAGCTGAGGCCGAAAGCACCCCCTACACCCATGGCTGCACCGACTCCCAGGAAGACGTTCCGGTACGAGTCTCCAGCTTTTTTCGCCTCATCTGCGACACCGGCAAGGCCAACCTTGGTCTTGTCGACGGCTTTGTCGATACCCGCCAAAGGACCCGTTGCAGCGTCGGCAAGGCCGACCTCTACGAATAGTGATCGAAGTGCACCCGAACTCATACAAGGGAGTCAGGAAAAATAGAGATAAAGAAAAGTCAATTTATCCGGATCTTAAGTCATGATTCTACTCTCGGTCCGATACCAACAATACCCGAGCCCGACGCAGATAATTATGTCAGTGGTGATGATCATCATAACGAATGCGCCCTCACTCCCTGATGACAAAGGAATGAGCAAACGCTCGTAAACGAACGTCGCCGGGGCGAAGAAATAGAGCAACTGAACGAAAAAAATATGCCATGATGCTTTCCCGATTTTTATCAACGTCGGGGAATTTGCCGGCAGATACGCAAGCCCCGCGAGGACCAGGATCACGGTCCACATGAACGCGGGTGCCTGAAGAACGGCCGCGTATTCGGTGAATCCCGGGAACGATGTGAAAAGCGGGGTGTAGCAGCTCAGGCCGATATAGATCAGGCTGACTAACCCTCCGATCGCCAGCACAGTATTATTCCGTTTTTTCTGGGTGACAATCCAGACGCCAAGCGCCCCGGCAAAAATAAAGCGGAGGTAAATAGGAGCAGTCTGATCGGGAGGCCATCCCGCGAAGTAAACCACTACATCAAACACGATATTGACCGCCAGGGCAAAGATCACCATCCAGTCAGGACTCCTACGTGCGAGAAGGTACAGCAGTGGCACGATCAGAACGCTCTGCAGGATCAGCGGAATGAAATACGCTCCCCACCCAAAACCCCCGGTGATGAAGTTGAGCGGGAGGGACACGCCAGCGAGGCGGTCCGGGGCAAGGTAATATAGCATGACGATCTCGATCACCCAGCATATGGCGAACGGAATCAGCAGCCGCTTGAACCTCCGGAAAAGCAGCGGCGGATCGTAGCATTGCCGGAGCGTGGTGGCGCCGTATTTTTTATAGGCAAAAGCCCCGGTAAATCCGGCAACCACGAGGAAGATCGGGACCGCCTGCCAAAAATAGAAAGGCCCCCCAATCGCGAGAAAAACACCTGCGGGCAGGGCATGAAGCAAGATCACAGCGATGACGGCGAATGCCTTCAGGATGTCTATCTGCGGTACCCCCTTGGACACTTCCACCTGTGGTACGGGGGTCTCCCGTTTTCCCTTGCTTCTTCCCATGATATCGCTCTACAATTAATTCGAAAAGTATTATACGGTTCTTATTCTTTTTTGTCAGGATCTTCCATGAGCACAACCTGCACTTTTTTTCCTACCCAGGCTAGTGGAACAAATACGCGCCCAGACGATCCAGAGTTCGCTACGGTCTTCTCCACAAATGCATACCCTTCGAACGTTAAAGTCTGCTTGTTAATTGCTATCACCTGTCATTTTATAGCAATATTATAGCCATAATCTATAAATACCCACCGCCCGTATAACATTAAAATGACAATAAAATTGTCATTGGAGGACCACATGAACAAGAAAACACCGGCAATCGCAGCGCTCGTACTGTTTTCAGTATTGATCGCAGCAGTGCTTATTGTATCGTCCGTCTCGGCATCACCCGTGATTGACCAAACGCCCAACATCGTTCTGCAAGGTGAGTACCTGACCTCTGCCCAGATCCGGGCGGCGGATACCATAGGAATCGGGATTTCCCTGGAGTTCGTTGGAGATTACGAGCGGATCAAGTACTTCAGCGGGTCAACGTATCTCACAGACTTTGACAAAGAATACCAACTTCAGGAGAGGCCATAACGAGCAGGATCGGGTGATGTTCAAGGAGTATGTGTGCTCGATCCCGGAGCTGGCCCCCAAATGCATTGAGGGGTACACAGCATTGCTGGGCAGACCAGCCTACTGAAAATTGCATGAACCCTCGCCCTCTCTTTTTTTTTTAAAAAATTTATACTAGCACGTGCCGGCCGCCACGGTTCACGATCCGGATCTTATTCCCGCTATCTCTGCCGGGTGTGCTGCTGCGGTCCTCGATGCTCTTCTGGACGAGTTCCCCGATCTTGCCCAGGGCAATGATGTGTCGGTACTGTTCCTCCAGCGACCAGGACCGCACATCCGCGACCGGGACATGGAATTCCTTCGCGATCAGGTACAGTTCCAGTTCGTCCGCGACCTCTACAGCGAGGGGGCCGAAGACCGCATGTAGTTTCCCAGGGCGCGGATCCCTTTCTCGTTGACGCGCTCAAGTTCCTGGACCATGGTGAAGTACTTGTCTTCATCCCAGTTCAGAACCTCATCGCGTTTCAGTTTCGGCTCGACCACAGATGCCAGGATCATCTCGACATGGATATCCGCGAGATCCCGGCTCCCCGGGCCGATGAGCTTTGATGTTTGGTACGCGGTGAGTTTCTTGATCTTCAGCGTCTCGTCGCCGATCTTAATTTCAATCAGTTCCATGGCTCACTTCCAGACCCTGTCGTGGGTCATCCCGAGGCCACTAATCGTTACCTGCGGGGCCTCCTTGATCCCGCCACCGGGGGTAATCGTAGATACACGGGCGCCCGTGATCGTCACCGTGAATGCTGGGCAGTCGTACACAATCACGAGCCTCTCACGGTTGGCCTTGTACTCCTCCAGCTGGCCCAGGGCCTCGTTGGTCACTTTCATTTTTGCGGACCACGTCGGTTTCTGGTAATTTTCGTTGTAGCCGGCAACTCCCTGCGAGGTCTCAATGTGAGTCAGGGCGTCCTGGGGATCGGATTCGAATTCATCGAGGTAAAGGGCTTCAACACCGCCAATTTTCAGGCTGCACGCTTCTTGTGCCCAGTCTTCCGGCATTAGATCGCCTCCAGTGTCAGGTCCAGTTCAAACTCCTGAATATCCCCAGCCAGCCGTGCCCATACGTGGATCCCGGTCAGTTTCCGAGCGGACACATCATCCGGATCGAGAGTCGCATAGACCGGCATGGTGACAGTGAAGTTGTCGATCGCGCCCTGGCTCTTGACGGACTCCATGGCTCCCCGAAGCTCACCCTCGATGAACTTCAGGCCGGCAGCAGTGAACGGGATCTTCTCGGTTGATGCCCGGTACGACGCGATCGCGTTCTGCAGCACCGATTCGATGTAGTACTTCGTCCGGGTGATGTCGATGAACTTCGGGTTGTTGTCCGACTTCAGGCAGATGCCCTGACTGATCCGGGTGAGTCCATCCCCGATGTCGATGATGTAGTTCGCCTCTGCGGCCTCGATGGTCGGACCATCTGCCGGGGCGAAGAACTTGTCGACATCGGTCACGACTTGCTTCCAGTACGGTGATACCCAGGGCTTCAGGGCCATGAGTTTTCCGAGTGCAACAGCCGCGACGTCCCCGGCCTGGTTGGTGTCAGCGTGTGCCAAGAAAAATCCGTTCGCGGAGCTGAGTGCAGCGGTGGCGCCGGTGATGTCAGATACCGTCGCACTGTTCGGGTTGGTCACCGTGAAGATGAGGTTGTTGGTGTCAGCGAATGCCTTGAGCTTCGCGGTGAGGGTCGTTGCATCGCTTTCGATGCCGGCAAGGCAGACTCCGTTGATCAGCCCGTTGGTCGCGTGCGCGGTGAGCGTTGCCAGCGAGGTCTCGATCTCGGTCGCGGTCGGGGATCCGGGTATAGCCGCGGTGACTGCTACGGCGTACAGTTTGCGGGTGCCCTGGGCGAAGATTGCGGTGGCTGCCACAGAGATCGCGGTGCTTGCACCGTGGTCGGCTTTCACTGCGTCGACAGAGGTGTAGAGCTTGGGCGTGTCTTTGGTGGCGTACGTGCTCTCCCCGACGATTGCCGGGACACCCCACTGCGTGACGAACTGTGTCGCAGGGACGACGCTCGCATTGATCGTGATTGCATCTTTTATGCTTCCCATACCCATCGGTCAGGAAAAAAGGAGATAAAGAAAAGTCACGAGATAGTGAGGTTCGGTGCGTCAACGGTTTCGATGGTCTCGACCGTCTTAGTATAGCTCTGCTCGAACCGTAGTATCACGTCCACCTGCCGGCGCTCGATATCGTTCTCCAGGTAAGTGAGATCGGATATCCCGGTATCGTCCACGACTTCCGCGATCGTGGGGAGGTCCCGCAGCAGCCAGGTCTTCAGGAGCTCGACATATGCAGCGATTACTTTGTCAGCAGGGACTGCTTCAGAGTCCTTCACATTGACGTTGATCGAGAGGGTAATCTGCCGTTTCTGTCCGATCTTGTAATGGATATCTCCTGCGACAACAGACCGGCCCAGCTGCCGGTTTCCGGGCGTTGCTTCGTTGTCCCTGCGGTCCGCATAGTATCGCAGGGTCACGGCCACCGGGCTGGTCTTCAGGATCTCGGTCACGGGTTTGCCGCGGTCCGCGTACTCGATATGCGCAGCGTAGGTTGTGGACCCGATGGTGACGGATTTCGGGAGGGTCTTGAAAATCGCGTCCTTGTCGAGGGTTGGGGTCATTTAGATGATCCCCCTCCACTGCAGAAACCACCCGATACCGACAAGGATAATTCCGGTCAGCATCCCCCACCGGGTAATGGAATTATTCCAGAAGCGATCCCATGCAGTTTCGACGGCTTGTTCGGACGTGCAGTGCGCGTCGTAAACCGGGATTTTCTTCTTGATCTCTTTGATATCCGCGGCGTTTTGCTGGCTGATGCTTGCGCCGTGTTCGCGGAGGTATTCTACTTTTGCGTCAACGTTACCAATCTGGGTGTAGATCTCTTCCTTGCACCGGCTGCAGTTCGAATTGTTGCTGCCAATGAGGGTCTTCAAATCCCCGATCTCGCGACCGAGACCTGTTGTTCTACCAGCGAGTTCCCCCACCACACCCTTCAGGTCCCCGATCTCTTTTGTCAATGCGAGAATGGCTGCTGCAGTCCCATCCATGCATGAAACGACGCGATCGCGTATTAAAAAAGGAAGTCCTTACGAGAAGTATTTGGCCAGGTATTTTTCAACCTCGGTATCAAATTCCCGGTTGATCATTTCGACAATATTCTCTTGCTCCTCATCGAAGACCAGCCGGAACAGCGATCGCTCCGGGATATGGTTCCAGGAATGGATGATTCCCCCGGCAACAATGCTGCCCCCGTTGGTCCCGAACTCCAGGAACTGCGCGATGAGTGCTTTCTCGTGATCGAAGATCCCCACGTGCACCCATTTCGGATTGGTCCCCTCGGTCTTTACGCTCTGCGTGGTGTTCGCGATCAACTGGAATATCTCACCGGTGTCGATCCAGGCTTTGGTGGATCCCTTCTTCCGAATCGTTGACGCTGCCAGCGGTTTCCAGCTGGGGTCCTGCGAGGTCATCTTATCGGTGATCCTGCCGGCAAGGTAATCTCCGACTTTCTGCGCTATCCGTTCGAAGATTTCCGGGATATCCGCCATGAACTTCGGGATGTTGTTGATGTCCCGGACCGTGGTGACACCGGATCTAGGACTGATCGCTGCCAGGGAGAGCACCCCCGTGTTGTGCGAGCATCAGGTCACGGCATTCTTTACCGCAGAACGGGAGGATCATCATATCATACCGCTTTTTTGATGAAATAAAGAACTCTTCAAGCTGTTTCTTTGTCATCGGTACAGTATGCTTGCATTTCGGGTTCATCCACGGGACTGCAACTACTTCGTTGAGGGTTTCCTGTTTTACCTGCAGGGCGGCCTGCAGAGTATCCTGATCGATATTATCCAGTGGGATCCATTGTTCGCGGCGCTTTTTCCCGACGTAAAAACGACGGACGAGGTATGGTTTTCCTATGCGGTTGAACCGAATACGGGCCTGTTCCTGCGGTGCCCCCATGGTGTCACCCCTATAAAGCCCCTATTTTGACATCAGAACGACAAACGCGCTGGAAATCCGTGACACCATGGTGGCACGCGAAATCTACCTTTTCCTGCTTGACCTGGGCGAGTTCATTTATGTACTCGTCCGGGTAGATCCGGCCGTTCCGGTAGTGGAAAACGAGCGCATAGATTAAAAGAGAGGTTCGGGTCTTCGTGCATGTTGGCCGGGTCGGGCAGTCGATGGTGCAAAACCCCCGATTTGTGCAGACTGGGATGCTGGGTATGCTTGCTGGCATAAACTACGTTATCCTCCCGCGAATAAAAACGGGTTGATTACACCTTCCGTTTCAGCAGATACGTGTGCCGCAGCGGTAATCCGACCGAGTGCATGACGTAAGAGGTCCTTTCCCGCGTCTTGACATACCAGTTCGAGACCGTTGCGTCGAACTCGGTCACCTGCAGAACATCCCCGTCATTTAGTGCGACCAATGTCGAGAATCTGCGATCACCGATCTCATATTCCCCTTCGGGCAGCCGCTGCATGTCCTTGACTGAAATGTCCTGAAGGCTCCCGGTTATCGCGACCGAAGCAACTGTTGCCGGTGGAGTCCAGGCCCCGGTGGACTGGTTGGTTTCCCCAGGGGTGATTGGGACGTGCATGATCTGCCAGGGGTAATCCAGTATCGAGAACACATCATCCATGCGAGACCTCGAAGGGACAGCCACCCAGCTGCTCTAGGAGTTTGTTGAGATCCTTCTCGATCTCGTTCTTTGATGTGATCAGGTCCACCAGGGTGACACTGTCAGATCCGCCAGAGATTGAGGAGACAACCCGACCTTTGATGCGATTGACGTAATCGGTGATCACATCTTTCCCGGCCATGCATCGCTGGGCCTTGGCACCGAGAACGGTATCAACACCGATCCCGCGGAGTTGCAAGGTTGCAGCTGCTTCGTCCAGGGCTTGCTGGATATCTTCATCGGAAAAGAGGTATGGTTGGGTAATGTCGTTCAATGGCCGGCGCCGGACATCCATGACTATGGCTGCCACGGCAGGTTACTCCTTTTTGGGTTTCTTGTCGTCGTCAAGTCTCCGGACCTCTCCGGCTTTCTGGGGTGTTGCCGGCACTGATGTAACCGGTTTGAGATCGGTCGTTGCATCGATAACTTTCAGGCCTCCGCTCTTGAGTGTGTGACGGATCGCACCGGTCTGTTTCATTTCATCTGCCGGGATTGTAATGACATCGCCTTTTTTGGCTTTGATCCCTGACCTGGTCACAAGGAGGGCTGCCCTCACTTCGACGGTCAGTGTCTTTTCGGGGGTTCTCTCTTTTTCAGACATTTTTTCACCTCAAAAAGGTTAGGTGTAGAGGTCGTTGATGACACAACCGAGCTTCGGGAACTTGATGTTCGGCTCGCCCTTCGCCTTTGCAGTGTACTTGAACGCGACCTGATCCTTACCCAGGGTTGACCCGGGAATGCTCTTGGTCCGGATGGCATAGCGTTCCTGCCAGACACCAATGTCTTTTTTCTTGAAGACAAGCGCACGGCCATCATCATCCGGATCAATGGCGTCATCTTCGACAACAATCAACCCCATGAATGTCTGGACAACCCCGGTGACAATATAGCCATCGGGTCCCTGAGTGTTGTAAAGCCGGCTCTTGATGTAATCGAAAGCCGAGAGGTATTCGATTGTCAGAGAACTCATGAGAATGGTGTCTGCCCTCTGGGCGAACTTGGTAGCGGTTTTTACCGCTCTCTTGGCACGACCCACATCGGATGCAGGATCCCCAGCGTTGGCACCGGCTGATACATCCCAGGGCTTGGTGGCATCGATCGAGCTGATCCCATTGGCGGATATGATATCGCTGAAGATGACCAGATCTTCGAAGTATGACATGGCATACGCGACATTGTTGATCATCACCCGGATCTCATCTTCTGCGTTGTCTTCCTGCTGCTCTTCGGTGACTTCGAACCATCCACCATACGGGCGGACGCGCTTGGTCCCTTTCAGGAAGGTAAAGTCAAGTTTCGGCAGTGCGCCATTTTCTGAGAGCCAGTCAATGTCTCCGGAGGTGTCACTCTCTTCAACGGTAGATACTGTTGATACATCAATGGGCTGATACCCCAGGAGTGTGCGGCCGATAAAATTCTTCTGGTACTGCAGTTTAATTGCAGATTCGACAACCTCAGGACTAATGAGCGGGTTGTTGCTCGCCGATAAGTCTTTTTCTTTGTATGCTGCTCCTACCATGATTCCTCCATCAGTACGCGAGGATCCTCGCCTTCGCGCCGTTTGCTGCACCCTTCCATACGATACCGAGGATGACCTCAGCCGGGATACCACCCGCGATCGCTACGGTCGGACGTGTTGCGTCAACTGCACTTGCGGTTGCTGCACCAGTGGCTGCCAGACCCGTGAGTGCAGCAGCTGCCTTGACAGCCTGCTTGCTGGTGGTCCCCTGGGTGACACGCTGGCCTGCAGTAAGCTGTCCCTCCGCGGTCATTTCGAGGACCCTGCGGAACCCGAACGGAAGCACGGAGATCCTTGTGCGGGTGTCAAGACCGTTCGGGTTGGTCCGTGTGGTGATGGAATCCTCGAGCTGCCCGATTGCGCTGTTCTGGGTCGTGGCAATCCCGACTTCTTCATCACCGGTAATCTCGACCAACTGGCAGGCCTTGTAGTAGAACCCATCAGAGTCTGCAGTGACACCGGCCACATGGACCTTTGCACGCAGGGGGTTGACAGTGAGGTCTTCACGGACAGGAGACGCTGCTGCTGCGACCATGATCAGAGCCCCAGGAGTTTCTTGGCGAGGTCCTCGGTTGTCGGAGCTCCGCCCCCGCTGGCCTTACCCTTCTCGGAAGTGCCAGTGTTCGCCCTGCGTTCAAGGTCTGCCTTGTACGCAGAGAGCTGATCTTTGTTCATCGTCTTGACGAAGTCGCGGTTCACGTCTTTGTCGAGCGCGAAGATCTCCGCCATTATGGTTGCCCTCTCGGTGAGATCGGCAGCCGCGGTCTGTTCCGCTTTCTGGCTGTTCACAGTTTCAGACGCGGTGACGATCTTGTCGATTTTACCCGCGAGGTCCGTAACCTTGCCAGCCAGAGCCTTAAACTCTTCATCTGTCGGCATAGTATCTTGGTCTTGAGATTTGACAGATAAAGAAAAGTCACGGGCTGACGCTGCTGCTGCAGGGCGCTTCCGTGCGAGTTCTCCTATAATCTGGGCATCAGGGTCCGCAGGTTCAAGGACGGGCGCAATGTGGATGATGCGGAAATCTGTCCAATAGGTAAGGTCCTTGTTCGTGTCGTAATGCAACAGGCCGCGGATACGGACGCTGAAGAACGTGTTTTCCGGATCCTTCAGGACCCGTGCAGCAACCTCGTCCAGGATTGGGGTACCGGTCCAAAATTCAACTGACGCAACCGCTGCGTTCAGGATCGTCTTATTGCGGATCTTCACTTCTTTCTCGAAAGTGAGATCAAACGTTGCCCCAACCTTGTCCAGGAAATCGTACCCATGATCGAGAATCAGCGGGATTGGGAAGTACTGGAGTTGTTCGGATTCTTTGAGTTGGATGGCATCCTGTACTGATTTCTGGATTTCTTCAGAACTGAACAGGTCCCCGTTCCAGACCCCTTCGCTCGTTGCGATGATCTTCCGCTTGAGCCCTGCTGTAGGATCCGCCTTCAGGTCCTGCTGGGTGGGGGTGATGAAGATGTCGGATGCTCGAAAGAAATACGTTCTTTCGACTTCCTGCGGTGCATTCAATGGCATACAGGGAAATCAGGAAAAATAGAGATAAAGAAAAGTCAGAAAAAGATTAGGCTGGTAGTTTCACATACTCGACGTACGCCGTTCCAGCCAGAGCTGCTGCATCTGCGACAAGGATCTTGCCCGTGATGTAGTCATTCGCACCGTCTTTTGCGTCCATCTTCTGAACACGACCCGTGCCATTGCTGCCCTTGTCAGTTATGCTATCCGCGATAATCTTTGCAGTGACTGGCAATCCGTCAATGATGGTGTCAGCGGTTGCGGTTGCATTGGCGACAATGCCAATATCCATGACAGCGGTCGCAGTTGCGCCTTCTGTGGTGATATCGACTAGCACCTTCTGGACGAGGACCGGCACGGTTTCCGGATTTTGCCAGGCAAAGGCAATAGCATTTGCGAGGCCCCCAATAAGAGCGACCTTGGCGATCTTTACACCAGCATCATTCGTTCCGGTTGCGACAACCCCTTCAAGTGCATCAACTTCACTCTGGGCGGTTGCGGCATCGGTGTGAGCGTCGAGAATCGCTGCATCCTGGGAAACATCTTTTATTTCCCCGTCTTTGATGTCCTCAATGAACGTCTTTGACATGAGGAGAGGGTGAGAAAGAAAGGAAATAAAGGGAAGTCAAAGGGTGCAATCACACGTAGATGGCCACTACTTTTCCCGCGAGGGTCTGCGAGTGGTCCTCTCCAGCAGTAAGATCAAGGGTTTTGCCCTCATAGGCTGGCTCGATGCTGTCAGGGAACTCTGCGAACAACTCCCCATTTTCCTCGAAGATACGGATGTTGAAATCCTCTTTTTCTGAGGGGAAAATAAAATCAGTATCGCCCTCGGCTGAATACACCCCGAGACTAATACCGATGTTGTTCAAGAGCCGCTTATCCGAATCATCGAGCTTAATAATCATAATCCACCTTTTCGACCCTTTTCATGAGCCCTTTCAAATATCGTTTGTTAGATATATGTGCGGTAACTATCTTACGTTTTTCCTCGCTGATTACAACGTGCATCTGTCGGCCGTCCATAATATCACCAATAATATGAAGCCCTTTGGAATCCCGACCGATTCGTTCTCCGTCTGTTCTTACCTTAAGAACGTCTGATATTCCGAAACCTTCGCTCGCAGCGTGCTCTTCCTGGATATGGACAAAACTGAATCCCTCAAATTTTTTCGAGTTGAAAAAATTCTCATCGAGTGTCTGGATCGTATCCCTTGCCATATCTTTTGACGACAGCCCCATCTGATGACCGAGAATCTGCCAATCATTCCCTTGCATGCGATCTGCGAGTTTTGACTTGAGAGAGTGAAGGTCTTTGACATTTTGCGGGTTTTCCTGCATGAAGAGAGGCATGTTCTTATCGACTTTCCACTCGTCAAAGGTCTTGGTGGACCAGTCTTTCCGTTCTGCAGCGTACGCTGATTCCGGGCGGTCCCACTTCACGTTGTTGAACCATGCTTTCGGCCGGCACCTGCAATTATGCTCTTCCATCACCTTGCGGGCCATCTCTTCTTCTGAAGTCCCGAAGAGGAAGACACGGCCATGCAGGGCCAGATGCCGGGGCCTTGTGCGTTCATCCGCGACCGAGAGATACACCCAGCCTTCATACCCTGCATCCTCATACTGGGCGAAATGCCCCGCGGTGTAAGCCTGTTTCATGCTGGTCCGGGCGAGGGTATCTGCATAGACATCGGTTGGCAGGGTCACGGACTGGGTTATCGTCTTCTTTCCCCACGATCGTTTCCCATCAGGACCGACCGTGACGATCTTGCGGACCGTGCCGGTACTGTCGAACTTGATCGAATCACCCCAACCGCCACGGAGCTTCTCTGCGAGAGACTGTTGAACGTGGTCATAGGACCAACCGTTGCGGATCCCGCCTTTGATAATGTCCGTGAGTTCTCCGGACATGCTGCCAAAAGTAGTGTCCAGAGAGGTCCCCAGCCTCTCCATCACCGGGTCGAGACCGGCAAGACCAAGCGGGCCCTGGTGACCGATCTCCTTTGCGGCCCGGTCACCTCCCATGTAGTACGAGGTCGAGATGAGTTTTGACAGGACCGAGACCAGATTCTGCTTTGCCTGGTCGGTCCGCTGCGTGATGTAACCGATGAGCGCCGCGAGGATTTCTTCTTCATAGACGCTCAACAGGTCTGCGGTCCTAGAGACCGAGGATATTGGTAATATCATCGCGCATGTCCTCGATCTCTTTCTTGAACTGTTCACGGGCCGGCTTCGCGGTCTGGAGGACCGGTTTGGGCAGCCCGGCCTGCGACATCAACTGATTCCACAGCTCGATTGCAACCGGGTCCAAGAGAGATATCCCCTTTATTTTCATCTCACGATTGAATCTTGCAAAGAGCTCCTGCCGGCTCATGTTCGGGGCCGGTGCTCCGGGATCCCGGCTGGCTGGCTGCTGCGGATCCGCTGGGGCCTGCGGAGTGGTGGGTGCTACAGGCGCCGGGGTTTTCAGGGCCTTCTTCTCTGCATCAGTAAGCGGATATCCCAGATCGTCCAGGAACCGGATCAGGACCGAGGCCGGCAGGTAAGGAATGAGCGGTGAGACCAAGGTGGCCTTGGCAATCCGGTCGTCTGGTGTCAGGTCATCGAACTCGAACCATACCGAGCCTTCAGGGAAACCCCGGGCCTTGAGCCACGGATTGATGAGTTTGTCCTCCAGGATCTCTGCGATCAGTTTGCGTTCTGGTGCGAGGTCCCGCTCGAAGAACTGTAGCTGGATCTCCCCCACGCTGCGGTTGCTGGACCCGCTTTCTGTGAATGAATCAGCGTATCCCATTGCGGCGATGAACTGATCTTCGATATGGTCCTGTGCCTTGAATACCGCGATCGGGTTGCCTTTCGGCTCGACAATCTCTACGTTCATGGGGTCCGGATCGGTCGCAACAGCCCGGCCTTTTTTGTAGAAATCGTGACCGGCTTTCAAGGCCTTCTTGAACTCTTTCATGAGTTCGTCTTTCTTATGCCAGAGATTATCGGGGATCGTGAGCATGTGCTTCGGGTCCCCGTGGCGCCGGGCCATAGTTGCCTGGTCGCACTCGATGCCGAGCTTGTTCATGATGATGACGTAGTTCTGCTGCGGGACCGCGATGCCGTTGGGATTACGGGGGCTCTCGTACCGGGGGATAAAGATCAACTCATCGGGCATGAAGAAAACGGTCCGATCGTCTTTCCCTGTAGCGAGGATGGTGTTCTTCTCCCAGAGGGAATAATTCTGGACAAAACCGATGATGTTGAATCCGGTACCCACCTTCAGACCGAGACCATACACGACCAGCTTCGAGTCTCGCGATAACTTCAGGTATTCTTTCAAGTCACGGACATCCGCATCAGTGTCCCGGAAAACCGTGACGCCCGGGGGATAGAGGAGATTGATCTTGACAATATCCGTGGGTCTTCCGAATATATCGAGTTTCCAGACGGGCTCCATGATGCCCCGGGACCTGCCCTCGTAATTGAAGAAGAACCGGATTGCATTTGTCGCGAGGTGGATTTTGCGGGCCATCTTATCCGCTTCTTCCTGGATGGCCTCATCATCGCTGACAAGCCTGCAGCTCATGGCGTTCTTTGCCCGTGACTGGATGATCCGGGCGATCTTGCCCTGCTCGATAGCCCATTCGTTCCACGTGTCCCAGCCACCATCCGGTACGAAGTTCGGATCGTAGACCGCGGTCTTTCTGCGATCGTCATAGTCATCATCACCGCTGCCATCGTTGTGATAGTCCACTGCTCCCCCCACCGAGGCTGTCATGTTCGTTGCGGCAGGGGGCGCAACAACATTATGATTGAATTTGATTATCGGTAAGTGCACGAGGTCCCGAATACTTCTCATAGCAAGTCGGTTCGGGAAAAAGCGGTATAAAGAAAAGTCAGAAGAATCCTCCGCTGGGTTCATCGGCGGGTTGCATGCGCTGGACCTTATCGATCATGACAAACGCATAGCTTGCAACATCAACACAGTCATCGTGCGGGGCGTTCGGGAACGCGATTAGTTCCTCTTCGTACTCATCGCGCCAGTCCCCGGCATACTGCGGGTGATAAACCATGCCGGTCTGGTACCGTGCGGCCATGGGCAGGGCCCGCAGCCACTTGTCCGAAGATCCCGGATCGAGATCAATAACAGGTAGCCCACGTTTCCGGCACACCTGGAATAGTGTGAGCCCCATCGCTTTAGCTTCCACACCTTGCAGAACAGGAAACCAGCGTCGGAGCCCATTCTCCAGCAAGTCCGGCTGGTCAGCACCTTCGAGCCGCAACCGCAAAATATCCAAGAGCAGTAACTCGCTGCTAGGTGTAAGGGCCCAGGTCCCGAGCACGAAATAGTCGGCGGATGATTTCGAGGATCCTGATGGATCACACGTCTGGAACACGATGCAGTTACTACAGTGAACCTTGCGATCGCCATCTGGATGATGAAGAACATAATGGTTGTCAACCGTCTCGAAATACCGGAAAAACTGCCGCTTAAACTTGTTACCTTCCGGATCCACCGGGGTCTGCTGGTAAAGGCTGTTCCACCAATACGCGTGCACTGACCCTTTAGTCTTCAGCAGTTCCTCCAGGGAATATTGTTCCGGCCAAAGCGGTTCTCCAGGAACGCGGCCAAGAGGGTCATTCTCGACCGCGATCGCGGGCAGGTTCAGGATCTCCCATTTCTCGCCCGTGCCCGCTTCCATCTCTGCGATGAGGTGCCCTGCAAGGTCCCCCTTGTGCCACCGGGTCTGGATAAGGATGATCGCGCCACCCGGGGCCAGCCGCGTGCGGAGTGTGGACTGATACCAGTTTATGACCTTCTTACGCTTCGCTGGTGAGTGCGAGTCTTCCTCACCCTTGAACGGGTCATCAATGATGGCGACATTGGCCCCTCTGCCGGTAAGTGTGCCCCCGGCGCCTGCAGCTTTCACGCCACCGCGGAGTTTCTCTATCTTGCCGCCGGGGAGTTCTCTTACGATACCCCACCGGTCTACTGCAGAAGAGTCCCTGGAGAGAGAGATACCGAACAGTTCTTTCCCGTATTCTTTAATGACGTCCCGATCGATGCGTGAAAAGTCCTGGGCGAGGTCCGCACCGTAAGAGGTGATCATGACCTCATGGTCCGGATGCTTGCCCAGATACCAGGCCGGGAAGTGCTTGGTCGTTACTTCAGATTTCCCATGCCGGGGCGGCATGGTGACGATCAGCCGCTTGATTTCTCCGCGCTCGACCGCTTCGAGCTTCCGGCAGAGCAGGTCCAGGTGCCTAGCCCGTTTCCATTGCCCCCGGCTTGTGTATTCCAGGAAGTACGCGAGATCTACATTTGAGAGAAGCTTACGCTCCCAATCGGGCAC